GTGCGCTCGTGCGTCCTCCTTGTGAACGTAGTGACAGTCGCCACTTGGCACTACTTTAGCACCGATTGTGTTGGCTATCTCCACTAGCTGTCCCATTATCTTTTTTTGCTCAGATAAACCATGATCATGAACTTCTATAAAGTAATTTTCTTTACCGACTATTTCCTGCATCTTTGCAGCACTATTGAGTGCATAGTTGTAATCACCTCGCAAAAGTGCTTGCGCAACTTCACCATTAAGGCAGCCAGACAGAACTATAAGACCATCACTATATTGGGATATCAAATCATGGTCTATTCTAGGCTTAACATAATAGCCTTCAAGATATGACATACTAGATATCTTTATTAAATTATGATATCCAGTATTGTTTTTTGCAAGAACAGTAAGATGATATGGACCTCTTTGCTCCCATTCATTTTTCGCTGGGCCTGCTCTTTCCTCTTCATCTCTATCAAACCTAGTCTTTCTAGCCTGATACAACTCAGATCCAAGTATTGGCTTAACGCCAACAGCCTTACCTGCGTCGTAGAAATCTAGCCAAGAATGTATGTTACCATGATCAGTGGTTGCTATACCAGACATCCCCAAAGACTTAGCCCTATCCAAATATTGCTCTATGTCACCGTGGCCGTCAAGCATAGAGTAAACAGTATGGTTATGCAGATTAGTCCAATTTTTCATCAAATACCTCTACCCCGGTTGGAGTCCTCAATAGCGCTGTCTCTTATTTCTCTGTACGTGATAATGACAACGCCGCCACAATACTTACAAGGGACTGGTTTCCCCTCCTGTGCAAATGGGCTATTGTACATGTATCTTTCTGGCTGATCCGAATTACATTCGGAACAAACACCTATAACATCATCTGGATTATTTATCTCCGGCATACTGCTCACCTCCTTTCCTTATTGATACATACGCAAATCTGATCGGTGAAGGTGAAGAAACCTCTTCACTTTCGACATATCTATCGCCTATCTTGATCCACTTGTTTCTCTTCTCAAGGGCGCAATCTCCACACCCAACACCAGCTGAATTAGCTCTTTCGCATGTGTAGGGTCTTCCGCCGATTCCAAGTTGTCTTCTTCTAATCCAATCATTTATGTGACTACTGCTTTTTTCAAAGTTATAGTCATCACAATTACTGAGTATTCCGTGAAGAAACTTTATTGAATCCTCTGTATACGTTAAAATAGAACATAAAAATAATCTAGCCTCATGCTCCAAAAACTTGGTATCAATAGCTTGCTGCCATAAACTCTTTACCGCACTACACCCTTCAACAAGTCTCTTAGGTGTAAATTCCTTATCGGTCTCTACGTACTCCTTAAAAGCGGTTGAACCATGCTTGTTAAAGTAGGTCATAAAGTCTTTAGATCTTTCTTTATCTATCTCTTGATCATATATATTTTCCCTATACCATTCATTAGCCTTAGCATCGAACTGCGGAGTAGGTCTTTCAAACTCTCTTCGCTCACTACTGAAATCTTTAATATCCGAAACAGAAGAAAAAAGAAGATCTTGATCAATTAAAGTTTTAAACAGGCCCGTATCCTGATGCATAGATCCTGGAAGTCTCCACATTCTTCTTGCATCGTATACACTAAAATCTAAAGTATCTAAATCTAAATCATTCTTTAACTTTGTTGCTATCCACCTAAATATATTCGGTAGGTTGTTAGATGGATTTATGCCCAAAGTTTGGGCTTCGCACTCTAAGTGAAAACCTTTTTTGCCAGTAAAATAAACTAATATAGAATCACTTGGAACATAATTAATAATATGTGAGTATAGCTTCTTGCAGTGCTCATAAGCTAAATCCTCATTTGAAGAGTCTATATCAAAATACAGAGAACCAAGTCTAGTTGCAGACTCTATATCTTCACTGTCATAATTCCAGACAGATGTATACAGGCCTCGATTTGAATTCTCCAGTCTAAAAGATTCTATACTGTCAATATCGATCATCAAAGGCTTATCTTCATTTTTTATTCTTATAACTCTAGATAATGAATCTACATACTTAGCTACTTCCACATATCTCCATCTGTACAAATATTTATCAGAATCTGTTGGTATTATCATATTACTTTCGTCTTACTCTCATCTTCACCTATAGATTGCAGAACTATTTTATCACTGTCATTGAAATAAATTGAATTAGATCTATAATATACAGATTCAGAAATCCAATATTCTATACTATTAAAAAAATCGGATCTTCTAGATATTCTATCTTCACTTGATAGTTTTCCATCTTTCATCAATCAACTCACTATCTTTCAATATCTCATATATGTTTGACGATATATTATCAGCTAGATGGACTATGTAATCTAAATAAGTTATCGGCATCGTTTCAGGCACTAAAGACCAAGGCCCTTTTTGACACCTTATAAGTCTCAATATTGTCTGGACTGAATCCTCAGTAATAAACAATGTAGAAGAGTAGGCGTCGTTGCCTACTGATTTATCCATCTCTATACATTTTACCACATGCTGAGAAACGGTATACGGATGCATTTCACTGTAAATAAGCTCACCGGAAGAATCTTCAATAAATCTCGTAACCCCACCCAACAGACATGCAGAGATGACAAAATCTCTTTCCTCTTCAGTGACATTGTAAGAATTACATAAATGATTAGCTACACGAGCCCATCTTTTTGCGTGCAATGTATTGCCTGAGGAAAAAGCCTCATCGGGAGGAGTAGAACCGTTAATTCCTGACGAAGGAGTGATCCAAAATAGACTAGATTTAACAAGTACGGATCTTGTAAAAGATCTTATCGCATCATCTTTAATTAAATTAATTTCATCTATTATTACAGATAACACCTCATCTTCTTCCAAGGCTGCATTGCTTTTATCTTGAACTATTATGTCATCTAATAAACTTTTCTTAACCATTATTCCATCCATTCCATTTAGAGCAGGGGTCATCGAAAGGACATGTCTTACAATATGGGATTAAGCCTCTCCTAGAAGGAAACACCTTTTCCGACAATATAGATTCACACCAATACTCAAGTGAGTCTATATCCTCCATAGAAGGCTTATACTCTTCAAACTTAATATTAGTCGCAAGCAGATCAACATATCCAAAAACTGCAGAATCTATTTTATCTGGATGACGATTTCTAAAAGATTCATACATAAAAGAAAAATCTATCTGATAAGTATAATTATTTTTATTTCTATAATTAAATAAGAATTTAACTACATAATTTTTATCATTCAACCTATAAATTAAATCTATTTTGTCTTGAACTTTTGTTTCTTTATTAAAGGTACATATATAATCTTCATCTATTCCAATTGGAATAATTGATGTGTCCTTATATTCATCGTAAAAGTTGAGAAGCAGAGATGCTGCCTTGCTGGTAAGACTAGCTATATTCCCGTAGGCGCTCTCGTGTTGCTCCGTTATGATATCGTAAGAACTCATATCCTTAGGAAACCACAACTTTTCCCACCTATTGAGAAGAGAAACGTAAGAGGGTGTATTACCACCTTGTTTCTTATACCAAAAATAGAATATTATATTTTTTATTGTTGATTCAAATCTTTTGGTATACAAATCTCTTGAGTAAATTTTTTCAGTCAATTCCTGAGCATGTCTGTAATCGTACAATCTTGCACATATTTGAAAATCTTTTATGGATGCAACTGAGAGCTCTAGCATTAATCAAATCCTTTTCCGTCTAAAAGGTCATCAAGAATAGATGACTCTGAGTATGAATCATCGTCAACTATGTCATACTCTTCATAAACTTTTCTAGAGTCTACATACCTAACTAGTGGGGGATCATAGGTAAATGATGAACCTGTTATTCTATTTTTTGGTATCTGCAGCTGCATTATATTTTCATCTAATGTATCATCATCAGATATTAGTCTTTTCTCAGTAATGAATATAGTTACAGCGCACTTTTGCTGAATGGCTAAAGAGCCGCCAGTGTCAGACTGCTGAACTACTTCTCTCTTTTCTTTCATCCTGTTTGCATTTTCCTGTGCGGTTATAACAACAACACTATTCATGTCTCTTGCAAGTTTTTCTAACTTAACCATCATTTCTTCAAACTCACCCCATCTTGGCTTACCTTTCCCGCCCTTAGTAAACATTGACTGTATAGTATCTATAATAACTATGTCTGGGGTTTTGAAATTCTTACCTATAATCTCACGTAACCAGTTTTCTAAGTCTTCAAAATAAGGAGTATCAGGATCATGCCTAACCATTAACCTATCTCCCCATTGTGAAAGTTTCTCTTTAAAGATCTTTAACTTTTCCGCCTTAGTAGCAGCGTCCCATTTATGAGATTCTGAATACACATTCTCCCCAAGTATTTGAGTCATCAGGATTCTTTCCCAGTGACCAATAGCTTCTTCAAAATTGACGTATAAAACAGAATATCCATTATCCAACCAGTTATTAGCAAGACACTTCGCAAACGTGCTCTTACCCTTTCCTGATGATGCAATGACTGCGTGTACTGCACCCCTGAAAAACCCACCGTCATCAGTGTAGCCCATAGCCCTATTTAATGATTTAAATTGAGTAGGAACAAAATCAGGTATATCTAAAAGACTTTCTGACCTATCTATAATGTCAGAAGCTCTAGTTACGCTTTCAAAAGGATTTTTCCTAGAGTAATTATTTAAATCCTGAATAAGTTTTATCAACTCATTTATTCTAGATACTTCTTTATCGCTTTTTAATCCCTTTTTTGAGGTTAGTATAGTTAACTCTTTAGTATACTCCGATTGCCTAATCTTATGAGCTTTGTACTTTATGAGCTCTACTATCGATTCCTTTGGTAGAGACGGCATAGACTTAATGTAATTAAACATTATATCTATGCCGTCAGAACCACCGACTGCCTCATATATATCAGTCTCATTTGAGAGCCAAACCTTAAAAGAATCTGGATCTACGACTGGAAGATCAGTAACCCTATAATAATGAAGTATAGCACAATAAAGTTCGTTTATGCCCTGATTACCATCAGGTATACCAACTATATCTGTTGGTAAATTTTCACCGTAATACCGTACAGCATCGGGGTCAGACATGCATGAAGCGAAGAGTTGATACTCCAAACTTTCATCTAGCCGTGCTGCATCTGCGTCACTCTCTAGAGTCATCAATTTTACGACCCTTCATTTCTCTATACTTTCTCTTTCTATATTCAGAATTCTTTTTCTTCATCTCCTGATAATAAGAAGATGAAGTTATAGACTTCTTCGGCGTAGCTTCTTTTTCTATAGGTGTACTCCTAATGGCATCTAACATTCTATCATAAACGCTCTTCTCTGTCAGGGAGTCGTTGTACCTAAATACGATTAAAGCTATCCCATTATCTTTACAATACTGAACCTTTTTTTCGTCACGCTTTTTAGCGTCTTCGAAATCATATATAGTATCGAAAAACCTACTAGTATAGTAGAAATGCTGCCGACCATGATATTCTGCAGCTAATTTAAACCGTGGGCAATAAACATCTAATTTCAGCCTATCCCCAATATGATATTCATTTATAACTTCTTCACCAGGAAGAAGCTTCTGCATGATCAAAGTTAGGGCTGTTTGCCCTCTCGACATTTTTCTTTTACTTTTCTTCATCCAGTTTAAGCCTAGCTGACTTATCTTTTTATTAAGAGCGTTTTGAGTTATCCCAAGCTCTTTAGATATTTCAGACAAGCTTAAGTCAGAGTCAAGCAAAAGATCTACTAGATGTTGATTATCTTCTTGCTCTTCTTCTCTAATTCTTTTTCTATCACTCATCAATCTGCTTTCATACTAGACCTAACGGACATAAGAGTTTTTCCAAAATCTATGACACTCATAGATAAATTAGACCAGACTTTAGGGAGTAGACCTAGGCCGAACACCCCGCAGTCAAGAAGTAGATAATCAACACCCCCCTCCATCTCTGCGATCTGTGCATATACATCGTTCAGCTTGTCATACTGAGAAGTGTATGGAACTGTGATCACATGACAGTTGTAACCAAAGTTTTTAGTAACAAATTTTTTATCATTAAAAGAAACGGCTACTGTCTTAGTATTTTTTATAAAATAAGAAACAATACTATCGTAAACTTCTCTATCATTATGATAGTAATATTCAAAGATATTTGAATAGTAGTACTTATTGTTTTTGCTAAGACCTATCTTGTAATGCTTATTCTCACTAATGTCTTCCTTAAGAGGAATTGGTATTCCCTTAAAAATATTATTATCTTTTGATTTAAAAGATGAAATTACATTCTTAGCGAAGAATGAAGGGAAGGCATTTTCACTATTACGAGACAAGGCTATGATTGCCGATTTGGGTATGTTAACATAAGCAAATCTTTCTTTATTGTTTAACTTTTCAGTTATGTCAAATAAAGAATCTTTAACCGATACAAAAGACATTATAACTCCTATCAAATTCCAAAATTACCCCAGTTAATTAAAACTGGATTACTATCAACTATTGAATTGATGTGATCTAAATTGTGAAATTTTCCACCATCTATACTTGAGTAACGGGCGTACTTAGATTGCTTGTCTTCGTCCTTGACATAGCCCAAATGCTTCATTACCAGTCCTGAATTAATCCAATAATTTCTATTAGATATCCATCCACGAACATAAGTAGGCTCAGAACCGCACGCCAACTCTCTATTTAAGAACTTAGCGTTTCTTATATATCTAAATATTCTTGAGCTATTAGTGGGTGCCCACAACTTGTCTACTCGATACTGAGTTTCATTCCACATATGATAGAACCTAACATTTACCACATCATTAGGTGATTGATTTAATACATTTCTTATATTTAAATCATCGACATGGTAAAGTAGCTCATCACAGTCTATTGCAATAACCCAATCTCCATCTTCTGCAAAAGAAGACAGATTAGACCAGGCAAAGGCTCTTAGTCGACCCTCATGAATATTAAACAATGGCTCTGGGGTTTGAAACACTTCTGCATACTTTGCGGCTATCTCTGGAGTATTGTCTGTTGAACAATCATCGGTAAATATTATTCTATCTGCCTGAGAAGATAGCCTACTTAAAACTTCTTCTAAATATCTAGAAGACTCATTTCTTCCTACCATTTGTGCGTATATCATAACGCTCCTTATTATAAGGATTAGGGGAGGGCCAAATAAGACCCTCCCCTAATCTACTTACAGATATTGTCAGACGGTGATCTGCTGCTTAGCCTCAACAGCGGTGATGCGGTCAATCTTTACCTGCTTCATCAACGCCTCGCCTGGAGTATTTGTAACCTTGCGGCGATTGCTCATTGCAATCTTCTCTGCCTCGGTCTTATTTCTGGCCTTGACCAATGTTGTAGTCATGACCTCAAAATAATTTAACTTGTTCTCTGACATTATTAACCTTTCTGGTTAGTTTGATGGATAGTTTACAGCGATATATTCTATCGCATCTTGCATCGATGATGCAAGTTTTGTTGCCATATACTTTAAGTATACGCGACTAGATGCTTGGGGTGAAGCAAAGACTATAACGGGTTGCTGATGCTCTTTTGCCCAAGCCATTTCAAAATCTGTTCCTATATATTGGCGGTCTGGAATCATGTACTCTACGAGAAGTATATCAGCTCTTTTTTGCATAAACAAGTTCTTCTCAACAATTTCCTCCGAAGTCTCATAATCTAAGTCCACAACTGTAGTTGGGTCTAGTACATCATAGCCTCTTAAGTGCAGTTCTTTTGTGGCAACTTTTCTCCACTCTGCACCATACTGCTCTAAGCCTTCTATCGCTCCAGATAAAAATACCTTAAGTGCCATTATCAATCTCTTTCTATGCCGAAGTAGTCACACGCATCTCTGAATATTTTTTGACTTATAGAAAATTTTCTATCGGCTTCACCACCTATGGGTGAAGACTTGTGCCAGCTATGGCCAATAGATATTGATCCATCGTAAACAACATTATACCCGAGATGTCTAGCAAAATAGGAGCACCAAGTTTCCTCATAATAATGAGGCGTAGGCAGGAAAGCTCCTACTGCATCAGGTACTAAAAGTTGATACATTTCATTATTAGTCATAGCTTCCCATACATCTCTTCTAACAAAGTAGGCAGATCCAGAAACTGTAACACAGTTAACTCTATCCTTATACAATTGATCAGTAGGATCATGTTCTCTCCAACCTCTCATTTTTGGAGAAGTATTAGTCCCAATAATCCCGGCGTGAGTTATATAACCATTCTCATCTCTTTGTTTAGGTCCAAAAATATGAACATCAGCGTCATCATCAAACAATTTCTGAACTGCCAAAAGATCAGATGTAGTAAACCACGTATCTGCATTAAGTAGTGCAACTATTTCAGATTGACCATTTTTCACCATAGAGTTACAGGCAGCTGAGTATCCTACATTCTCATTCTCGAAAAAATCTTTTATCTGATAACTTGAACGCAATCTATTAAGCCATTGAACAGTATCGTCACTAGAACCATTATCCGATATATACAGATTCCATACACCCTCTCTGTAATCAGAGTGAAGTGCATTTAACTGTCTCTGCAGGAGGGGTCTTGTATTATGGTTAACAACACATAAATCTATCACAACAATTCACCTAGTACCATCTGTGCGGCGTCTTTCTCTTTAAAGCCATAATTAATCATGTCCAAATAAACCGACCTAGCATGAGATAACTCTGACTCATCTAAAATAAATTCAGAGAAATAAAACCAGTAATCAGATCCATTCTTCTTCTTCTGAGAGTTCGTAGTGGCTTTCAACAGTTTGAATCCTAATTTCATCGGCTATAGCTCTCCAAGCTTCCGCACTTTCCTGATCTTCATGTTCACTAGCGAGCATATCACAAGTCTCAGACAGGTACATTAAAGTCTGGTAATTCAATACTACCACCGAATCACCAGGATTCAACTTAACTGAACGCTTTTTTCTATTCTTGCTCATTTTCCTTTTCCTGTTTATTTATTTTGTGAAGACAAATATTCTTTGTGTCTGGTTCGAATGTTATAAAAAAAACATTCTTATCATCCTCAGTTAGACCGTCTGGAATAGGCGAGTCATCTGCAACCTTTTTAGATGAACAACCATAAACCTGACTATGATTATCATACACAACTATATAGTTTAGCTTAGATGCTGGCATTTACAACCTCTACCGCTAAAACATTAGATCTCTCTAAAAATTTTTTCACGTTATCCCAATCTAAATAATTTGGATCTGACTTATAAAATACTTTTTCAACAGTTGAGTTGGCTATTAGCTTAGCACAAGAGAAGCACGGGGGGCCGTTCACATAAAGAATTTTTGCTCTAGAAGAATAGTCACTGTGAAGGAGTGCATTTGCCTCTGCGTGTATCGCTATACAGTTGTCGTAAGAAGTACCATTAGGAGAGTTCTCAGCCAAACGTGGACATCCTCCATCTATACAGTGCTTCAGACCTTTTGGCCCCCCATTGTAGCCCATTCCAACAACATGACCATACTCATCTAAAAGTATAGCTGCATATTTTCTCTTTGCGCACGTAGAGAATATATCTGCTATATGCAGACATAGACTCATGTATTGGTCATTTTTACTCATAGCAGTAGGGTAAGCGCTGCAGCAGATGTGCCGATTAAAGCTATGCTAGCAGCTATAAATTTCACTCTTCTCACTTCATGCATCTGATTAACTATGTGCATTGCTATACTCCAATTAATTAAAATGGAGAATGCAACTACTCTAATAATAGTATCCACGAAATTATCTCCCTGTTAAAAGCGGGATACTAACAGGGAAATGATCAGATATCAAGTCATGGACGGCCTTTGCATACTCTTGTATCTCAAACTGAGAATCCTCCTCAAGTCTCTGACTAAGGAAGAGTGCAACTGACTGTAGACTACATGACCATCTATAGACAACATACATTCCATACGCAGGGAGTAATAGTCTAGCTTGCTCTGGGGCTACCCCATGCTCTAAGGCCGCATTATATAGTGCTTCACCTTTTTCAACATAAGACATAAGTTCATCTGTAAAGAACGCACCAGTTAAAGGATCAACAGGGCCACCCGACCCCTGCTTCTTGTTGTCTGGTGCTAATCTCCACTCGTCTTTCTTTGGTATATAAAAATCTGGATCCATTGTAATATATCTTCTGGAAGACTCATTCCATGAATCCATAGTATGATCAGAACCAACGACATACTTCCAATGCTGACGAGCCACCATCAAAGGAGCCTTGAACTCAAAAGTCATGAAAGCATGTCTAAATGGTGACATGTGATCTTCACGAGCAAGAAACTGTAATAGCTTTGCATCTGCGGGAGAAAATGAGTCAGATTCTTTCTGAAAAGATGCTCTTGCAGCGTTAGCTACAGAAAGGTCTGATCCCATAACATCTACCAATCTTACATATCCTTTGTCCAACACTTCCTCGTAATCTGCATGTGCTGGTTCTACTACGTCAACTTTCATCGTCATTTTCTTCATCCTCGTCTTCGAAAAATTCTTCTCCTAGTATATCATTTTCTATAATATATTCAACTAGAAAGTCATTAAATTCTTCGCAGGTTTTATGCAGATTGTATATAGAAACATAGCCACCATTCTCATTTATCGCAGAAAAATTATCGTCATTACTAACGTTCTTATGCAACAAGCTAGATATATGACTAGCTGCATCTAACAGCTCCATCTGCAAATCTAATAAGTCTGTAGCCTTAACATCTTTCTTTGTGATAGATTCAGATATCTCTTTGAGATCTTCTGATTGTATCATTTCATTAAATATTTTTTCAAAATTTTCTGAATCAGGTTCCATTTCCCTACTTTATCGGACAAGCGCCGTCTGCGCATTCAAGACTGTCTAATGAGAATTCGTTAAGAGAATCAACAAAAGATAGATCTTCTTTTATCTTGGACTTCATCTTTAAATATGTAGGCTCATCAACCTCCTCGTATGGAGCTAATGCAAATCCATGGTCACTATGAAGAAGGAATGAGACAGACTTTAGTCTGTTTTTATAGTTCTTCTTCATCCACTCCTGTATCTCTGGAAGCTCTTCTTTTCTGTAGTATACAGTAACAGATACATTATTGTCAGCCCAATCTGACTGAGCTTTAACAACCCACTCCAACTGCTGAACTGCCGTTAGGTCTTTGG